CGCTGATCGTGGATCGAGAGGCGCGGCTGGCGAATGCGAAGGCGCTGATCGAGCGGCAGCAGGCGGGGGCGGCTTGATGGTCCATCCCATCCGCCCAGCCCCGTCCAACACGCCTCCGCGCACCGAGGAGCAACAGCGCCACTATAACGCCGGATATGCCAGCGGCGAGTTCCATGGACGCTGGGATGGATCGGTCGCCGCGACCGTCATCACCGTGCTGCTCTTCGCTGCCATGACTGCAGCCTTCTTCATCGGCCGGTGGCTCGCATGACCGCCTGGTCCGACGCCGTCGCCGCCCTGGCTGATGCGCGGGAGCGGGGGGATACCAGGGCACAGCATGCGGCGCAGAAGGTGCTGCAGCGGATGACGTCGCAGGCGCTTCGGGAGAAGTTCCGGCCGGCGCCAAAGCCGATGCTCGTCAAGGTCGCCGCGACCGTGGCACGGGTGATGAGAAGGCTGGCCGCATGACCGTCGTCTTCGCCATCCCGACGCCGCCCAGCACAAACAACCTGTTCGCCACCGTCCGCGGCGGCCGTCGCGTCCGCAGCAAGGCCTACAACGCCTGGCTGGTCGAGGCCGGCTGGGAGATCAAGCGGCAGCGCGTGCAGCCGATCGCCGGGCCGGTCGCGGTGACGCTCACGATCGGCAAGCCCAAGGGCGTGCGCTGCGACGTGGACGGAAAAATTAAGGCCCCGCTGGATCTGCTGGTGAAGCAGGCCGTGCTTGCCGACGATAGCCAGGTGCAGGAGATCACTGCGCGCTGGGGCCCCGTCGAGGGGTGCTGCGTCGAGATAAGGGAGATCGGGGTGGAGCACATCGCCGAACCCCTCGCGCGGGTCATGGAAGGCCTGGCGGCGAAGGTGGACGCGGCATGACCGACCAGGCCGTCGAGATCGAGTACGCCCCGACCGACGATCCGATGGTCGAGATCGCCCGCGCGCTGGGCTGGCCGCTGGATGACCGCGCACGGCAATTCTATCGCCTCGCCGAGATGCTGCCGCCGGCCGAAGTCAAGGCCGCGATCGTCGACGCCGCGATCCGCGAGGACCTGATGCCAGCTGAGGCGCAGGCGATCATCCGCGCGCTTGGATTGGAGCACGAGTGAATGGCGCCTGACCTGCCAGTGCCGCTTGTTCCAGCCGACGTGGACTGCGTCGACCTCGACGGGTTCATGCTCAACGTCGAGCGTCTGATGGCGTCGGAGCTCGTCGCGCTGTCGTCGCACGAGGTCGTCGGGGCAGCCCTTTTCCTCTGGTGCCGGGCATGGAAACAGCGCCCGGCCGCGAGCCTTCCTGATGATGATCGCGTGCTCGCCGCGTTCGCCCGTCTCTCGACCGCGCGATTCCGGAAGCTGAAAAACGAGATCCTTCGGGGCTTCGTCAAGTGCTCGGATGGCCGGCTTTACCACGCGGTTTTGGCCGCCGAAGCGCTCAATGGTTTCGAACGAAAACAAGCATTTAGGAAGAAGCGCGACACGGATGCGGAACGCCTTCGGAAATGGCGTGAGAGCCAGAAGGAAACGCCTTCCGTAACGGTAGGTGAAACGCATGTCGAAACGCATGGTGAAACGCGTTTCGTCGCGGAAGGACAGGGACAGGGACAGGGACAGGTAGTTAAGAAAGAAAGAACGACACTACGTGTCGACGCCTCGGCGTCGCCGCGTTCGATTGCGGAGGAGGTCAAGGCGGCCCTGTTCGGCCCCTGCCTCCGGTATCTCACCGCGTCCACCCCCGACGCACAGGCCCGGTCTCTGATCGGCAAGTGGCGCCGCGACTACGGCGACGTCGACGCAGCAGCGGCGATCGCCGAGGCCGAGAAGGCGTCCGCATCCCAGCCGGTCGAATTCATCATCGGCGTGCTCCAGCGCCGGAACGCCAACCGCAGGCCGGACCCGAATGGCCCGCCGCGCTTGGCTACGGCGATCTGACGATGCGCGCCGACGCTCAAATCGGAACTGCGGCTTGCCGGACATGCGGTGAGGTCAAGCGGGTATCGGAGTTCTGGCTGCAGCGCGGGAAGAAGTCAGGAGCCCAGTCGGAATGCAAGACATGCATGAGGACCAGAAACAACAAGTGGCATCTTGATAATAGGGCGCGAGCATCCGGGAGAAACAGGTTGTCGATCAGCAGAATGAGGAAAAGGTCGCCAGAAGCGACGATCTTGAAATCCATCAAAGACAGATGCGGCTCCACCGGCATGGAGTTCTCTTTGACGTTGGAAGACATCATCATCCCAGAGTTTTGCCCGGTCTTTGGGATTCGCCTGGAGAGCGGCTTTGGCATGGGGAGAGGGATCGGCCTGGATCAGAGAGACCGCGCTCCTTCCGTAGACAGGATTGACAACGCCAAGGGATACACGAAGGACAACATAATCATCGTTAGCTATAGAGCAAATCGACTCAAGAGCGACGCCAGAGTGGAAGAAATTGAGACTCTAGCAAAGTTCTATAGATCGTTATCGGAGACACGCAATGTCGGGTCGACAGGAACTTGAGAATGCCGGGGTCCGGCTAAGGAGTTACGGCCAGGGCGAACACCAGTCCACCTGCCCAAAATGTTCAGCCAAGAGAAAGAAGAAACATGCCAGATGTCTCTCCGTCAAAGTCGACTCCCGAGGATGGGCTGCATTCTGCCACCACTGCGGCTGGTCCGACGGGTTCAAGCTCCACGACGATCGCCCCATCGGTGGTCACGTGGTTCGAGCAGAAGCGCGGGATCCATCTCGCCGCCCTGACGGCTGGCGGAGTGCATTCGGTGGTTCGCGACGGGTCTAACGTCATCGTCTTCCCCTACCGCCGCAACGGCTCGGTGGTGAACCGGAAGTACCGAACGGTCGACAAGAAGTTCTGGCTCGACGCCGGCGGCGAACTGATCCTTTGGAACCTCGACTGCCTGTCCGCCAACCCCGACCACGTTTACATCGTCGAGGGCGAGGCCGACGCCTTGGCCTTCATGGAAGCCGGCATCTGGAATGTCCTGTCCGTGCCCAACGGCGCCCCTGCCGCTGACAAGGGCGACGATGTGCCGGACCCGGAGCAGGACGACGCCTTCCGGTATCTCTGGAACTGCAAGAACGAGCTCGCCGGCCGCCGCTTCGTGATCGCCGTCGACGCTGACGCCGCTGGCCTCCGGCTGCGCCAGGCGCTCGTCGCCCGCCTCGGCCGCGCCAACTGCGAGATCGTCGAGTGGCCGGACGGCGTCAAGGACGGGAACGACTACCTGCTCGAGGTCGGGCCCGTCGACTTCAGAGCCTACGTCCAGGCCAGCCGCAAGCCCTATCCGATCCGCGGCCTGTGGGCGTGGAACGAGGTCATGCCAACGCCGCCGATGGATACCTATCACGTCGGCATCGCCGGTCTGCGCGACATGGTCAGGCTGGCCAAGGGCTCCATCTCGGTCGTCACCGGCATCCCGAACCACGGCAAGAGCGCGGTGGTGAAGCACATCGCCTGCGAGATGATCCGCAATCACGGATGGAACGTCACCCAGGCCAGCTTCGAGGACCGGATCTACGCCAACCTGATGCCGGAGCTCATCACGATCATGGCAGGCCGCAGCGCGTCGAATGACCGGGTGGTGACGCAGCATCGCGTCGACGCCCAGATGGCGCTCTCGAGGCGCATGTCGTTCATCGGGGACGAGGGCTTCGTCGACGAGCCCATGACGGTCGAGTGGCTGGTCGACCTGGTGCGTGACGCCAAGGTGCGGCACGGAACCGACCTGCTCATCATCGACCCCTGGAACGAGGTCGAGCACATCTGGGGACGCGACAAGACCGAGACGCAGTACATCGGCCAAGCCCTCCGCGACCTGCGCCGCCTCGCCGTCGAACTCGACCTGCACGTGATGATCGTCGCCCACCCGGTGAAACTGCAGAACCCTACCGACGTCCCCGGGCTGTACAGCATCAGCGGCTCGTCGCACTGGGCGAACAAGGTCGACATCGGCATCGCCGTTCATCAGCCGGAGTTCTCGGCAGGGCCAGGAGGGCCGACGCAGGTCCACGTGCTCAAGATCAAGCGGCCCGACTTCGGACGTCGCGGCATCGTCACGCTGCAGTTCGACAAGGACAGCCGACGCTTCGAGTTGGGCGGAGATCGTTGGGCCGCATGACCGCATTCGAGCAGCAGGAGGGGATCTTGATCAGGCGCACAGGCTGGGCCGAGGTGGTGCATCGCTGGGCACAGCAAGACCTCGACGACCCGATGATGATCAGGGTTCGGGAGCGCACAGGGACGCTGCCGGGGCCGCACTGCCTGATCCCCAACGACCACCCGGCCAGATATGCCAAGGGCTTCGTAGATCGGCCCCTCACGTGGCCGGCCAACATCTGAGATGCACGATTTTCTGGAGGGGATTTGATGGCGAACGCCTCGGAGGCGGGCAAGGCCCTTGCCGATTACCAGAAGGCCAGGGAGGCGAAGAGCAGCAAGCCAGAGGCGCGGGAGCGGCCGAAGCGCTCGGCGATCCACCGCGAACTCCCGGAGCGCGCCCAGCACGGCAAGCTGATCGATCGGCCGACTGAACACGCCGGCATCGTCGGGCGCGTATCTCAGCCCCCCATTGATCGGCTGTACATCCGCAAGAGCATCTCGGCCCGGATGCACAGCGCAGCCCAGATGCTCCGAACCGATTTCGAGATCGGCATCATGGGCGCCCAGGACATCGACAGCGAGCTTCCGCCAGGGGTTCGCGGGTCTGGCCTAGCCGTCACGCCCAGCGAGAGGCGGATCGATTCCCTGACGGCCTACAAGCGCGCCATGATCTGCATGGGCGCACATGTCGGGGCGGTGGTGGTAGCCGTGTGCTGCTACGAGCGCGACGCGTCGGTGGTGGCCGGCCAGATCCGGCAGCACCGGCACGAAGTCATGGGCGTGTTGAAGGCTGGCCTGAAGACATTGGCCGACCACTACCGGCTGACTGGAGCGGACGACTATACGCAGGATGTTGACGCGACGTGCCGCCGCGTGGCATAGATGTGGTGAAGTCGGAGGATTGCGCTCCGGTCATGAACCCGCCCGGTCCAACCGTGGCGGGCTTTTGATTTTATATCTGAGGAAATCAACCGATGCCCAAGGGAGGTAAGCGCGAGGGCGCCGGCCGCCCATCAGGCATGAAGAACAAGCGCACCAGGGCCGTGGAGGCGGCGACGGCGGAGGTCGCCAAGCAGATCGCCGATGCCATCCCAGGCGCCTTCGCCGGCGATGCCCACGCGCTTTTGGTGGCGGTCTACAAGGATCCAAGCCTGGAATGGCCGATGCGGATCGACGCGGCAAAGGCGGCTGTCCGGTATGAGAAGCCGGCGCTGGCGTCGGTCGAACACAGCGGCCCCGATGGCGGCCCGCTGCAGATCGTCATCAGCGGCGACGATGCCGGGCTTTGAGCTTACCGCTCGCCAGCATGAGGCCAACCGGCTGCTGACGCGGCCGGCACAGCACGTGCTGCTGCGGGGCGGGTCGCGATCGGGCAAGACGTTCCTGCTGTGCCGGGCGGTCCTGATCCGGGCCATGAAGGCGCCGGGCTCGCGCCATGCGATCTGGCGGCTGCGGCTGAGCCACATGACGGCGAGCATCCAGGCCGACACCCTGCCAAAGGTCAGGGAGTTGTGCTGGCCAAAGCTGAAGTGGATCGAGAACAAGAAGGACGGGAATATCATCCTGCCGAATGGTTCCGAGATCTGGCTCGGCGGACTTGATGACAAGGCGCGGGTTGATAAGGTTCTCGGCCAGGAGTTCTCGACCGTCTACTTCAACGAGTGCTCGCAGATACCGTACAACTCGGTGACAACGGCGCTTACCCGCCTTGCGCAGAAGACCAGCCTGACCGCGAAGGCATACTACGACTGCAACCCTCCTGGCACTGGGCATTGGACCTATCGCCTCTGGGTCGAGAAGCGCGACCCGGTCAGCCGGGCGCTACTGCCCAACCCGGACGACTACGCGACGATGCAGATCAACCCGCGGGACAATGCGGGCAACCTCGCCGCCGGCTACATCGACAACACGCTGGCGAACCTGCCGGCAAAGGCGCGGCGTCGGTTCCTCGAAGGCGAGTGGGTGCCTGAGGTCGATGGGGCGCTGTGGAGCTACGACGCCTTCGAGCGTTGCCGCGTGACTGCCGCCGAGGTGCCGCCGTTGGCCAGGGTGGTGGTGGCGGTGGACCCAAGCGGGTGCAGCGGGCCGGAGGACTTCCGGTCGGACGAAATCGGCATCGTGGTAGTTGGGCGCGACAGCCGCGGCCATGGATACGTGCTGGACGACCTGTCGGGCCGGTATTCGCCGGATGGGTGGGGCCGGGCGGCCGTCGAGGCATTCGACAAGCACCATGCCGATCGGATCGTCGGCGAGCGGAACTACGGCGGCGCGATGGTCGAGAGCACCATCCAGGCGGTGCGCCGCGGCGTGCCGGTGACGCTGGTGACAGCGAGCCGGGGCAAGCATCGCAGGGCCGAGCCGGTAGCGGCGCTGTACGAGGAACGCCAGGACAGGGTTCACCACGTTGGGGTCTTTCCCGACCTTGAGGACCAGCTCTGCCAGTTCAGCACGGCCGGGTTCATGGGCGACCGATCGCCTGACCGCGCCGATGCCCTGGTATGGGCCCTGACTGAGTGCGTGCTCGGCGAGAGCGGATACGATTCAACCATGTCATGGGTCTAGAGGAGAACACGACCGAATGTTCGCTCTAGACACCCTGACCAACGTCGTGGCCGGCCTGTTCGGCAGCAAGGACAAGCTGGCGTCGGACCGGTTCGGCTTCTTCAGCCAGGACCGCGGCCAGCTTGAGGCCGCCTACCGGGGCGACTGGATCGCCCGCAAGATCATCGACGTCCCGCCGTTCGACATGACCCGCGAGTGGCGGGACTGGCAGGCCGAGCAGAAGCAGATCGAGGCGATCGAGGCCACCGAGGAGCGGCTTGGCGTGCAGCGCAAGGTTGCCCGGGCCCTGCGCCTGGCGCGGCTCTACGGCGGCTCCGCGCTGGTCATGGGGGCAGGCGACGCCGATCCGACCAAGCCCATGCCGCCGATCGGCAAGGACGGGCTGAAGTACCTGCACGTCATGCACCGCTGGGAGATCACGCCCGGCCAGATCGACCGGGACGTCATGTCGCCACTGTTCGGGGAGCCGAGCTACTACCAGGTGTCGTCCACCGGCGGCGCCGTGAAACTGCACCCGACCCGCGTCATTCGCCTGCTGGGCGCCGAGCTGCCCGACTGGACGATGCAGGGCACGGATGGCTGGGGCGACAGCGTGTTGCAGGCCGTGATGGACGCTGTCAAGCAGGCCGGCCTCGCCACGCAGGGCGTGGCCATGCTGATCCACGAGGCCAAGCTCGACGTCATCCGCATTCCGAACCTGTCGCAGAACCTGTCGGCCAAGGACTACGCCTCGCGCCTGGTCGACCGCTTCACCCTGGCGAACACCATGAAGGGCCTCGTCAACGCCCTGGTGATCGACAAGGAGGAGGAGTGGGATCGGAAGCAGATCAGCTTCGCCCAGATGCCCGAGATCATGCAGCAGTACCTGCAGATCGCGGCTGGGGCGGCCGACATCCCGGCCACCCGGCTGTTGGGCCAGGCCCCGGCCGGCATGAACGCCACCGGCGACAGTGACATCCGGAACTACTACGACCGGATCAGCGCCGAGCAGAAGGTGATGCTGACCCCGTCGCTGCGGCGGCTGGACGAGGCGCTGATTGCCAGCGCGCTCGGCACCCGGCCGGCGGAGATCTACTTCAACTGGGCGCCACTCTGGCAGATGAGCGAGACGGAGGCGGCCACGGTCGCCAAGACCAAGGCCGAGGCGACGCAGATCTATGCGGCCAATGACCTGATCCCCCCGGCAGTGCTCGCCGCGGCGGTGCGGGGACAGGTGGTCGAGGACAACACCTATCCCGGCATCGAGGCGGCCTACGACGACTATGACGCCGGGCTGCTGGAGGAGCCGGAGTGGCAGGAGCCGGACCCGGTTGTTGTCGACCCGAACGCGCCGAAGATCGACCCCATCACCGGGCAGCCGATCGTGGATGCCGCGCCGCGGACGCTCTACGTCAGCCGCAAGGTCGAGAACGCGGACGAGATCATTGCCTGGGCGAAGAGGCAGGGGTTCAAGACCACGCTGCCGGCCGACGACCTGCATGTCACCGTCGCTTTCAGCCGCGTCGCCGTGGACTGGATGAAGGCAGGCGAGAACTACAGCGGCGATCGCAACGGTACGGTCACCATCGAGCGGGGCGGGCCGCGGCTCTTGGATCAGTTCAAGGGCAACGCCGTGGTGCTGCTGTTCGCTTCCAACGTCCTGTCCTGGCGCCACATCAACCTGATCGACATCGGCGCGTCCTGGGACTTCCCGGAGTACCAGCCGCACATCACCATCACCTACGAGCCCGGCGTGATCAACTTGGCCAAGGTCGAGCCCTACCAAGGCCGCATCGTGCTGGGCCCGGAACTGTTCGCCGAGGTCAAGGAGGACTGGAAGGCCGGGATTGTCGAGCAGGACGCCTGATGGCCTACCCGCTCGCCGACATCGCCAAGCGGGCCGGTCGCCGCAAGTCCGCCGCCGCCGCTCCGATCAATCCGACACAGGCGCGGCAGGACGAGTTGGCGATGATCTACCTGGCCGTGGTCCGCGGCTGGCAGGCTGGGGCGAAGGAGACGATCCTGCCGGCCTACGGCGCGCTAATCGACAAGCTGACCCGGGACGATGAGCAGACCGGCCTTGTGGCCGCGATGCAGACCCTGGCCGGTCAGATGGGGTCGGTGGTCACCAGCCTGCGGCCGCGCCTCTCGCGCTGGCTCTCAGCCTTCGGCGGCTGGCACGACAACCGGTTCGCGCAGACCATCAACGTCGCCATCGGCGTCGACCCGCGCGTGATGATGTCGCCGCAGGAGATCGCAGCGGCCATCGACGTCGCCCTGGAGCGCAACGCGGCCCTGGTGAAGGACCTGAACGACCAACTGCAGGGTCGGATTGCCCAGCGGGTTTGGGCCGGCGTGTCGCAGCAGACACCGCGGGATGCGATGGCGCGGGAGATCGCCGAGGCCACAGGCATGAGCCGGAAGCGGGCCAAGCGGATCGCAGTCGACCAGGCCACGAAGTTGAGTGCGGACCTCGACACCATCCGGCAGAAGGAAGCCGGGCTCGAGGAATTCAAGTGGCGCAGTAGCCACAAGCTGCATCCGCGGCCCTGGCACGCTGCCCGCGACGGCAAGGTCTTCGACTTCGACACGATCCCGGCCGACGACATGCCGGGGATCCCGCCCTTCTGTGGCTGCAAGAAGCAGCCCTGGATTGACTTGGACTGAGGTGGCAATGCTCATCACCGACACCGTGACGATGGTCGGCGACGCCCGGACCACGGCCGATGGCTATCTCGTGGCCGACGTCCGCGTGTCGCGCACCGGCATCCAGCACTACGCCGGCGCCGAGATGGGGCGCCCCGACCTGGCGACCGTCCGCGTCTTCCGCCCCGAAGCCGAGGTGTTCCACGCCGACGCGCTGGCCTCCATGGCGCACCGGCCCGTCACCCTCGACCATCCGTCCGAGGCCGTCACAGCCGCCAACTGGAAGACCCACAGCGTCGGCCAGATGGGCGGCGAGGTGGCCCGCGACGGCGAATACGTGAAGGTGCCGCTGATCCTAATGGACCAGAGCGCCATCGCCCAGGTCCAGGCCGGCAAGCGGCAACTGTCCGTGGGCTATCGCGCCGAGATCGACTGGACCGCCGGCACCACAGCCGACGGCCAGCCCTACGACGCCATTCAGCGCGGCATCCGCGCCAACCATCTGGCAGTGGTCGACGCTGCCCGAGCTGGCCCGGCATGCCGGATCGGCGACGCATGGTCGACACCAACCGAAGAAAGGACTGACATGACCACGCAGAAGGTCACCATCGACAGCATCACTGTCGATCTGTCCGATACGGCCGCGCAGGTCGTGTCGAAGTTCATGGCCGATCACGAGGCCCTGAAGACCGCCAAGACCAAGATCGAGACCGACTTGGCGACCGCCAACGCCCTGGCGCAGACCAAGGACGGCGAGATCGCCGCCCTGAAGTCGCAGCTGGGCGACGCCACCCTGACCCCGGCCAAGCTCGACGCCGCGGTGGCGGTGCGCAACCTGGTCGTGGCCGACGCCCGCAAGATCGCCGGCGACAAGCTGGTGGTCGACGGCAAGACCGACGTCGAGATCCGCCGGGCCGCGGTAGTTGCCAAGATCGGTGACGCCGCTGCCAAGGACATGACCGACGGCGCGATCGAAGGCGCCTTCCGCGTCCTGGCGCAGGGCCTCGGGGGTAACCACGCCGCCGCCGACCCGTTCCGCCAAGTCGTGGTCGATCAGACCCAGGACGGCGGCGACAAGCGCGCCGAAGCGATGGCCGCCCGCGACAAGCGGCTGGCCGACGCGTGGAAGCCCAAGGCGGCCTGATCGCCGCTCCCTCAACGCTCTAGCTCAGAAGGAGACGGGCAAATGGCCGTCGTGCAGAGCACTTATTCCGAGAACATCCGCCCGGCGGTCGCAGGCATGGTCGCCAACATGACCAACTGGGACGCCGACACCCGCCTGGTGGAGACCGCCGGCGGCATTCCGTTCGGCGTGGCCGTCGGGCAGGGGGCCGCGCCAAAGGGCGCCGTCCTCAGCGCCGCCGCCGCCACCGGCTTCGTCGGGATCTCCATCCGGGACATCACCCTCCAGTCCAACCCGGTCGATCGGTACGAACTGACCGACAACATCGCCGTCCTGACCGAGGGCGATATCTGGGTGCTGACCGGCGGCGCCGTCACGGCCGGCACGGATGCCAGCTTCGACTCCACCACCGGCGTGCTCTCCAGCGCGGCGGCCAGCGGCACCCAGTTTGTCATCGCTGGCGCCCGGTGGATGACCACCACGGCCGGTGCGGCCCTTGCCGTGCTGCGGCTCTCCGGCTCGCTGCCGGCGGCCTGATCCACCCCAAGCCCAGCCCCCTGAAGGAGCTTTCCCCATGTTCCAGTACGATGCTCAGCAGGCGCTGGGCTTCCTCGTCTCGCAGACCTCGAACATCGAGGCGCAGGCCTACGCGATCCAGTACCCGGACATCCAGTATCCGGCCCTGGTGCCGGTCGACACCTCCGGCAACCCGTGGGCGAAGAGCGTCACGTTCTTCTCCATGGACAAGGTCGGCCAGGCCGATTGGTTCAACCACCTGGCCAAGGACGTGCCGCTGGCGGACGTCGAGCGCACCAAGTTTGAGCAGCCGTTCGAGATGGCCGCGATCGGCTACCGCTACACGTCCGAGGAAATCGGCCAGGCGCAGATGATTCCCGGCACCAACCTGTCGGCCGATCGTGCATCGGCCGCCGTGCGGGCCTATGAGGAGTTCATGGACGGCGTCGCCCTGCGCGGCGTGCCGCCCAGCGGCTCCACCAAGGGCTGGACCGGCCTCATCAACGACGCCAATGTCACCGCCGGCAACGTCGCCGCCGATGGCACGGGCGCCTCGACCCTCTGGTCGACCAAGACCCCGGACCTGATCCTGCGCGACATCAACGCCCTGCTCACCGGGATCTACACGGCCTCCCTGACGGTCGAACTCGCGGACACGCTGCTGCTGCCGGTCGCGCGGCTCGACTATATCGCCACCGCGGCGCGCAGCTCGAGCAGCGACACCACGATCCTGGAATATCTGCGGAAGAACAACACCTACACCGCGATCACCGGCGCGCCGCTGACCATCCGCGCCGTCCGGGGCCTGGAGACCGCCGGCGTGGGCCCGAGCGCCCGCATGGTGGCCTACCGCCGCGATCCGACGGTCGTGAAGCTGCATCTGCCGATGCCACACCGCTTCCTGCCGGTGTGGCAGACCGGCCCGCTGGTGTTCGACGTCCCCGGCATCTTCCGGACCGGCGGTGTCGAGGTGCGGCGCCCGAAGGCCATGCGCTACGCCGACGGCATCTGACCGCAACGGATCGGCCGGGGCTTCGGTCTCGGCCGCTTCTCTCCAGCCAGGGAGCGACCATGTACAGCATCACGAACACCACCAGGGGGCCGCGGTTCCTCTACACGATGGGCGAGCCGAAGCTGATCGAGGCTGGCCAGACCGTCGCCTTCGACCTGACCGATTCCGAGATCAAGAACGCCCAGCATCAGGTGGACGCCGGCGTGCTGGCCTGGGATGGCGACGCGCCCGCTCTGCCGTCCAGCGACATGACCGCGGCCAGCCTGCTCGCCAAGGTCGATGGCATGCCGTTCCTGACCTTCAAGTCGGCCGCCACCAAGATCCTCGGCCCCGATGCGCCGACCACCAAGGCCGAGATCGTGGCGTCCCTGCAGGCCAAGGCCGACGCCGAGAGCGCCTGACCATGGCCTGGAGCGCCCCGACCGCCGCAGCGTTCAAAGCCCGGTTCGCGCCGCGCTTCGACGCCGTGACGGATCCGCAGATCCAGTACGCCCTCGACCGCGCCGTGATCCTGGTCGACGAGACCTGGATCGAGACGGATCGGACCGAGGGCGTGTTCCTCTATGCCGCACACATGCTGACTCTCGACGGGCTCGGCACGGGCGCGGAGGCCGAGGCTGCGGCCGGAGGCCTGTCCGGCTTCCAGAGCGTGAAGTCAGGCACCTTCTCCTTCGACCGCGGCAGCGGGGCAGGGGCGGGCGGCGGCAATGGCTCGTTGCTGGCCTCGACGTCATTCGGCCGGCGGCTGCTCGAACTGATGCGGCTCAACTTCCCGGCCGTGGCGATCGTCTGATGGGCCTCTTCGACAGCGTCCGCGCCATGGGCCAGGCCGTCTTCGGCGCCTACTTCACGCCCGGGCTGCTGCATCGTCAGTTGCTCGACGCCGATGGCGCCACTTTTCAGCCGCCACAGTTCGCTGCTGGCGTGGGCATCCTTGTCCAGGTCGACAGCATCACGGCCGCGGAGCGCAACACCGGCGTCCCCGACCAGACGATGCGGCTCCTGGTGCTGCAGGGCGGCATCTCGCCTGCGCCGACGCTGGACGACGAAGTCACCGCCGCCGGCGTCCGCTACCGCATCATGGCGCCCATCGCCAGCGACCCGGCCAACATCGGCTGGGACCTGCGCGGGGTTCCCGCCTGATGGCTATCGTCAAGGGCACTGAGCGGTACATCCGGCACCTGACCAAGATTGGACCGAACACGCGGTCGCTGATCGGCAAGGTGCTGTTCGTGGCTGGCGGCATCATCGAGGCGGAGGCCGAGATCAGCATCACGGCAGGGTCGGTCAGCGGCAAGATGCACAAGCCATCCGCGCCCGGCCAGCCGCCGAACGCAGACACTCGCCAGCTCGACAACAGCATTGAGACGATCAAGAAGGGCGAACTGTCAGTCGACGTCGTGTCGAAGGCTCCGTATAGTGCGGCCTTGGAATATGGCACCGAGAACAACCATCCGGCGGCGCGCCCCTTCATGCGCCCGGCCACCGACAAGTCCCGCGCGGAGATCACGAACCTGATCGTCAAAGCAGCGCGCAAGGGAGCCGAGTGATGCCGTGGGTCAGCTTTTCGGCCGACTTCGATTTCCGCCCGACGCGCAGTACCATGCTCGCCTTCAAGGCCGGCCACACGCTGCTAGTGACCACGCCTGCCGCTGATGCCGCAGAGGCCGCCGGCAAGGGTCGCCGAGTCCCAAAGCCGAAGGCCGAGAGCAATGAGCGGGCGTGATCTCTCAGGGCCCGTGCGCCTGGCCGTGGTTGAGGCGCTGAAGGCCGACGCGGGTGTGACGGCATTGGTCGGCCAGCGGGTCTATGACTACGTCGCAGCCGGCCGCACCTTCCCCTATGTCCGCTGCACCATCGTGATCACGACGCCATGGGAGGCGTCCGGCGGCGTGCGGGGCAGCCTCCAGCGCATACAGGTCGACTGCTTCACCAAGGGGTACAGCCGCAACCTGACCGAGACGATCAACTCGGCCATCTGTCGAGCCATGGACGAGCGGCCCTTGTCGCTGGCCAGCGGCTATTCGCTCTACCTCTCGTGGCTGCAGTCCCAGATCCTGCCCGACCCCGGCGAGCAAGGCATGCTCCACGGGGTGACAGAATTCGAGTCCGTCGCGGCCGAGTAGCGCCGCTCTTCAATGCCTCCTGGCATGCCCGGCCCCGCCTCTGTGCGGGGTCTTTTCGTTTGAGGAGATCCCGAGATGGCCCAGGCCAAGACCTTCAAGTTCAGCGACGTCATGATCCTGCTCGGCGACGGCACGACCCCGACTGAGGTCTTCGCCGCGCCCTGCGGCCTGACCGAGCTGGGCATGACCATCGCCACCGACACCAACGAGACGGTGATCCCGGATTGCGACAACCCGGACGATCCGGCCTGGAAGATCACCGACATCACCGCCCTGCAGATGACCCTCACCGGCCAGGGCGTGCTCGACCGCACCGCACGCAAGACCTGGGAGGAGTGGGCCTTCACCGGCGCCGAGAAGAACGTGCGCTGGATGTACGACGTGACCGCGGCAGACTTCGGCGGCTACTACCAGGCCCCCGGCATCCTCACGACCTACCAGGTCACCGCCCAGCGCGGCCAGCGCGCCACCGTGCAGATCGGCATCACGCTGAACGGCAAGCCGACCTGGGTTCCGGCCACCTGATGAGCGCTCAGCCGAACATCGCCGCCGAGATCGAGCTGAAATGGGGCGACGGCACCTATGTCTTCGCCCTGAAGCTGAAGCAGATCGAAGAGCTTCAGCGGCTGGTCGGCGTCGGTCTCGGCGAGCTGGCGCAGCGGTTGCTCATGGAGCGGCGGTGGTATGCCGGCGACATCGTGGAGACGCTGCGCCTGGGGCTCGTCGGCGGCGGCCTGCCGTCGGTGCGGGCGCGGGAGTTGATCGAGACCTACGTCGACGGCCACCCGCTGGCGGACCCGCGCGACCCGGCGAACCACCTGATGACGGCGCAGGCCGTGATCTCGGCGGCGTACTTCGGCATCGAGAAGAAGGACGACGAGCCCGAGGGAAAAGGCGAGGCCGCGGCAGTCGAGGCGGGTTCATCGACGTCGCGGCCTTCTACGGCCAAGCGCTCGCGATCGGCATCTCGCCGCTCGAAGTCGGCCGCATGAGCCTCGGCGAGTTCATCGCCGCCGGCGAGGCCTACGCCGCGATCATGGACCCGAACGGCTCCGGCAAGGCGCCGCCGTCCGATGAAGACTTCGACGACATGCTCGCCAGCGCCCGGGCGATCGGCTTCCTGAGCGGCGCGGAGACCTGACCATGGCGACCACCGCTGATCAGATCGTCGTCGAGATCCGGGCATCCATCGAGCAGCACACCAAGGCGACGAAGAAGGTCGCCGACGACACCAAGCGCGACATGGCGGCGGTCGAGGGCGCGGTTGCCCAGGCCGAGGATGCAACGGCCAAGGCTGCTGATAGCGGGGCGACGGCGGCGGAGAATGGGTCGAAGCGGAAGAAGAAGGCGGCGCAGGATTCGGCTGCGGCGGACCAGACTGCGGCTGATGCCGCTGCTGCTGCTGCTACCCAGGCCGCCGCCGCCGCGGATCAGGCTGCCGCGAAGGCCGAGGGCGCTGCGCAGAGGAAGGAACAGGCTGCCGGAGCCGCGGCGGCGGCGGAACAGGCCGCTGCCCAGCAGAGCGCTGCTGCGGACCAGGCGGCAGCAGCCGCTTCGGACAGCGCCGCGACACAGAATGAGGCATCGGCTAAGCGATCGTCTGGCGCCGCGAACGAATGGGCGCGGCGCAAGAAGGAAGCGGCGGACAAGGCGGCAGAGGCGGATCGTTGGTCCGCCATGCAGGCG